TTTTAACACTTTTTATTAAGTTTTTTGGTTTAAGACCTGTGTAAAATATGGGGTCGTTTATACTAGAAGTGACGGCATGAATACATTTATCAACTTCCCTGAATTTAATAACAATTTCAATTTCCTGACCTGTTATGGCACAGAGTGGTATCGCGAGTTCGGGGGTATTATAAAAATAGAACGGTATATCGATAAAATATTTTGCATCAGACGTTGCGTTTCCTAAATAATGCCCTATTTCCCGACTACTGACTTTTGTACCTGACAACTCTAAAGGTGGTTTACCGACGAGTTTAGCTAAATTGTGTTGTTTCGTCTGTGTGACGTAATTATCTGAATAAATGGCTAAGAAATCACTCGGTACGCGTTGTATAACTTCACCACCTATGATGAGTTCAGCGTATTCAATCATAGCGTGACCTATCGATTCGTTGTATCCTATACCTGCTAAACTCGTTAAATTTTGATCTATAGCACTTAACTCAACTTTTAAACTCACGGTTTTTAAAAGATCGCCTTGGTCTTGGGGAATAGTACACCTGATGGTATTTCCAAACTCAATTTCTCCATCTACATCGATATCAACAAAGAAGGGTGCAAAGTTCGTATGTTTTTGAAAATTCTTTATGAAATATGTATACTCTGGATTATCCGTGAAAAAAGCGTCCTGTGGTCCGGATGTCTGTAACTGAACACGACCAGCCATTACTAGTATAAGGCACTAAAATTTTAAACCCCCGAGTCCGCTACTCACTCTTAAAACATTATAGTTTACAGCGTATACGTAAACTTTGTGACCGTAGTTCGCGTCCGGTGAATCGAGTTCAATTTCGGTTAAATTGTGTGCTATTCTACTCATATTTACTTGCCCTGTTGGGTAATATGTTTCAGGTTTCATTGAAAAACTATATACCCCAAAGTTGTTTTCAGTAACACCCGTGTAATATTTCAGAGGCTGTTCGTAACTTAACATTAAGTTATCGGCGTCTATTATTGTATTATTATTAAACTTCATGGTAACGTGTTTTATTGGATTGAGTTTGTGAACATCATCACTCACTGCTAAGAAGAACATTTCCTTGACTGGATTTTTAAAGTTAAGCATACCCGCCTTTTTAGATTCGCCCGGTTTAAACTTAAACTGAGACATTTGGAGTTGAGTTATAACGTATTCTATTGGTTTAGACATTAAAAAGTTCTTTTCATCTTCCGTAACAAAAAAGAAATCGGTGACGAGTGATACTTTTTTAATTGATGAAGAAACGTCTGAAGGTGGATCGATGATATCCGTAGCAGTTTTATACTGAATAATAACATCTTCGAGTTTTTTAAACTTTATGCGTACTTCGACAAGTTGTTTCGTAAGTGCACATACGGGTATAGCTAAACTCGGGTGTCTAAAAAAATAGAACGGTAAAAGGACGTTATAATCCCAATCGTATGAAACCGATATGTAATTATCGTGTCCCGTTAAGAAATAAAGCGTTTGGTCTATATCGTCTTTGTTATTATGTATCTGATCATACATGTAGATATAATCACCTGTTATACGTTCAATGGTTTGACCACCAATCAAAAGATCTGCGTACTCTATGATACGTGCACCTATAGATTTCATGTATCTTATATCGTATCCAGACGATGTTGTACCGGACGGTTGCGGTAAAGTAAATTTAAGCATCATGCTTCGAACGAGATCCCCTTTGTTTTTGGGTATACGACACTCTACAGTTGCATCGTAATCAATATCACCATCAAACGGTGTTTCTATAGCTTCTATTGAAAATTTCGTGTGTCGTTTAAAATTCATCAGGAAATACGAAAATTCGGGTTCCCCAGTAAGCCATTGGTCCTGAATACCCGTGACAGCAAGGTTTAATCGACCAGCCATTCTTACTTTATGTGAGTAAAATTTTATGAAATAAAACGATACACTATCATAGAATGAATATTCAACTGAGAAAATTCAAACCCGAAAAAATGTCCGATGATAGGGTATGTGTTTTTATAGGTAAACGTAACACGGGTAAATCAACACTCGTGAAAGACATTATGTATTATAAGAAACATATACCAGCCGGTGTTGTTCTATCCGGTACAGAAGAAGGGAATCATTTTTATGGTGAATTTATTCCAGACCTGTTTGTATATGGTGATTACGATAGAGATGCTATAGAGAGAGTTATATCGAGACAAAGAAAATTAGTTGGTACGAAAGGTAAGAGTATAAATAATGGTACATTTATGCTTTTAGATGATTGTATGTATGATAGTAAATTCTTAAAAGATACGTGTATACGTCAATGTTTTATGAATGGACGACACTATAATATATTTTTCATGCTTACTATGCAATACGTCATGGATCTCCCACCTGCGCTCAGAGCAAATGTCGATTACGTATTCGTTTTAAGAGAAAATATCATTCAGAATAGAGAAAAAATATACAAATCATTTTTTGGTATTTTTCCGAATTTTGATATGTTTAATAAGGTCATGGATGCATGTACAGAAAATTACGAGTGTTTAGTGTTAGATAATACATCAAAAAGTAATAAAATAGAGGACTGTGTATTTTGGTATAAGGCTACACTCAGGAAAAACTTCAGGGTAGGTAGTCCGGATCTTTGGAGACTTCACAAAAAAATGTATAATCCTAAATATTTGGATCAAAAGGAATCTGATGCTAAAAATGCAACTAAAAAAACGAGACTTAAAATAACAAAAACAAAGTAATAATGAATTTTATCAGACGGACGTGCACTTCGAGAATGGTGTACCCATACGCAAAATTTAACGAACTCTCATCAGATGGCTTTAGGAAAAGTGATGGTTGTCACGATTCCAAACGTATATATTTTAACGATTCTATACCAGAACATGAAAAAGGGGATGTTTTACACTCAGGCGATGCGTCAGTGACTGAGTCTAAAAACCTATGATTACCATAAATGACGGACGTTAGAACTATGAATTTATCAGATTCCGGCGACGGAATGGTATCGTTAAATAATAACCAGTCTACTAATTTCGTGCCGAATAACCCACCCGAAAAAAATGTGAGTGAAAATAAACAAACGATGGACTCTACTTCAATTTCCGATATTATGGGTCAAGCTGAAGACCCAATGGAACCACCCATGATGTCTCAAGACCCACGCATGACGCAAATGCAAATGCAAACACCAATGATGATGGCACAACAACCAATTCAACAACAAACCCAAGAAAAGAAACCAGAATCTAAAAATCCATTCAACCTTACTGATGACCAGTTCGAAGCACTCATCGTTGCGGCGTGTGCTGCGGTGGCAATTAGTAAGCCAGTTCAGGAAAAACTCGCAAACTTCGTCCCATCGTTTTTGAACGACCAAGGACACCGAAGTGCCGTGGGTTTAGCATCGACCGGTTTGGTCGCGGCGATTGCCTTTTACATTGCGAGAAGATATGCTTAATATAAAGGGGCATTATAGTGTTTATACATTCTCTTTCCGAAAATAAAATAGGAAATGAGAAATCCGAACAGTAAACCAACTGCGCGAAGTCCTAAAACAGTACCAGTACTCTTCGTAGTTTTACCATAATCTCTAAAATCTTTTTCGAACCTTTTATTTATCTGAGAAATACCAGCAACTATACCCATACCTAATAAAGTTGACACCATCAAAAATGGTGCATCCATAGCTAAACGCCCAAATATATCACCACCACGTGGTAACGCAGTAATAATTAATGGTGTAACGATCATAATTATGAACATATTTAACCATGTATTGTTTAAAAGTAGGGGTGTACTCGAAGTTGCGAGTAAAGTGTTCAATAACAAATATGCTTTCATTAAATCACCAAAAGATTGCATTTATTACTACCAAATATTATTTATCCTGAATGTGTTTACCACAAAACTCACGGCGCTGTGGTATTTCCTGGTATATTCCAAGTGAAACGCATATTGTTCTAAGTTTATCAAAATTGTTCCAGAACTCTTTACTGTGTGAATATTCGTCGACGGTACAATGTGCGAGTTCATGTAAAAGTACATGAAATATTTCGTTTGGTTCACCGTCTATACATATACCTATATCACTACCTTTACTTACATTGTAGCCGATTGAACCATTTAAACGACGGTGTGCGGTGATGGGGATTTCTTTACACAATATTTTGAATTCTTCATTATTTGTTTCCCTGAGGTGATCTCGGAGTGTCCTGTACTTTTCACGCACTTCCGTTAAGTTTGATGGTTCTTTTACATTGATGAATATAATACTGTTTATGATAAGGAGGAGTAACGTAAGTATCATCTTAACATAACCATATATAAAAAAATAGACGATTCACTTTTTAAATACAAAACAAAACTTACTATACAAATCCGAAACCGGGTTTCCTTTAAGATCTTCCCATACTGTTAAAGTAAACCCCAAATCTTCCATGCGTGTAAATAACATGTCTTTGTGTGCAATGGGCTCGACCTTAGGTCCATCTGCGTAATATGGTGTATCGGCTAAATGGACGTATAACTTTTCACCAAAGTTTCCCGAACTCGTATGTTTCATTAGAAAATAGTTTCCGAGATCGTCTCTTACGGGTGTGTTCATGATAATCTTATCGGAATTCGGTACGATTCCTATGAACCGACCCCCGGGTTTTATTCTGTTCTTTATGGCTAATATTGACGTTTCAAATAATTGTTTCGTTTCGAAAATGTAGTGTAATGCAAAGTTATAACACACGACATCGTATTTTCTTTGGGGACACGCGAATATGTCACCCTCGTAAAAGTTGACGCGTATTTTCATGTTCTTGGCGCGCGTCTTAGCCTCCTTAAGTGAATCTGGGTTCGGTTCACACATGCTTATATTAGCCCCCGCGTGTCGCCACTTTTGGAGATCACCACCGAATCCACATCCTACATCCAAAATACTGTCGCCTTCGCGGGTAGCCGATTGGATGAGGAGACGCTTGGCCTCGTTATGGTACTTGCGTATCTCCTCCATTTATTTTTAGACGTTTTTCTTTTTTAAATCACTAAGGTTAAAAAGAAGAGTCTAATTAATACAAAAATGAAACCTATCATTAAATGGGTCGGTGGTAAAACACAGATTCTTGATACCGTTCTTAAATCATTCCCTAGGGAAATAGAAAACTATCACGAACTATTCGTGGGTGGTGGGAGCGTTCTTTTTGGGTTACTTGAAAGTAAAGATATTACGGTAAAAGGTAAAGTGTATGCGTACGATAAAAATCAAAAATTAATCAACATGTATAGACAAATTCAAACGAACCCTGAGGAAGTACACGAACATTTACTCGAACTCTTTACCACGTACGATACACGAACTGGTACGGAAATATACCGTAAACCGGAAACTGAAGAGGAAGGTTTAACATCGAAGGAGAGTTACTATTATTGGATACGTAAAAAGTACAATGAATTGATACCTACTACACCTACACACGCGGCGACGCTAATTTTTCTAAACAAAACGTGTTTTAGAGGTGTGTATAGGGAAGGTCCTAACGGGTTTAACGTACCCTACGGACATTATAAAACGACACCTTTAGTAATATCTTTAGACGAGTTAGTAAAAATACAAGACCTTATAAAAAATGTTGTTTTCAAATGGTGTGATTTTAGAGTTGCATTTACACAAACCGTAAACGGTGGTGATTTTATATACGCGGATCCTCCGTACGCGCCGGAAAGTGTTACGAGTTTTGTAGGGTATACAAAAGACGGGTTTAATTTAGATGATCATACTGATTTGTTTAATTTATTAAAACATTCTAAAACTGATTTTGTGTTATCAAATGCGAAAGTACACCTCGTAACCAGTACTTTCGAAGGGTACGAGGTAAAAGATGTACCTGCGAGACGAGCGATACATAGCAAAGACCCATCATCTAAAACAACGGAGGTGCTCGTACATGGATATGTTCAAAAATAGGTTCCCATTCGACCTTGTATTTAGCCGGAAAATAAACAATTTTCTTTTTAGCATTGTTCGTGAGTGTTGTCTTACGCATAGCTGCATTCTCACCTCTCACGAAAAAAAATCCAATACCTTCCTCGGACATAATCTCGTACGTATCTTCATATCTCGAAGAGTTCCAAAAACACTCGTTTAACATGTAAGAAAAACGGAAGTCTGCGTTTGGGTACCTCTTCGAGTACTGTTTCAGTTTATGTGACCCCAAACCAATCTTTTCGTCAGTAGTACCGGGACCAAGTTGGTGCTTCTTTTCAATAATGTGTACGTAATTATCACACAAACGACGAAACATTCCATCGGGTTTTAATTTTTTAACATACTCCTTTTCACCTTTAAATTGTTCGAGATAGGCAATTGAATTATTTTGGTCTATATACACGTAGTCGTATCCATTAATCGAAATGACTTCACCATCCTCGAAATCGGATGTTTCATTCTCGAAGACTTTACCCCACTTGTTCGTTTTTTCACCACCTTTACCGTTTTGTTTCATTGTGTATATTAAATTATGACAAACCCGATATTCTTAGGTTGAATTTCTTCACATATTTTCCAGTTCCAAAGGTAATAGTGATTGTGTCCCGTACCTTCCATGAACTTGTGTTCGCGAAGTTCTTCGTCGTCTACACTTACGTTTAGACAGTTGTATACGTCGAAACCGCGGTTACGTGCCATGATTATAGCGTCTTTTAAACAGTTACCAACGTTATAGAACGTGTACGCTTGTTTTATGACTTCACCACTTGGTTTGTGTATATAATCCAAACTATAAAACGTGGCGAATTGATCTTTTTCGTCGTTTAGGTACGTATACACGGTATCTTTACGAGGTAGAATCCAGTGTTTGACATACGATTCGTCTATGTCGAGTGAAAGTTTAAACTGTTTCAAATGTTCGCGTAACATTTTTGTAACGCGGGGTATATCACGTTCAGTCATTTCCCTAAACTGTGAGGTACCTAAAATACGGTGCGCTTGTTCTCTCGCGTTAGAAAACCCTACGCGGTTTAACTTTTTGACGTTTATGAGTCTGTGCCAGTATTTCACTTTAGCGATGGGTGTAGGTATTCGTTTAACAATGGTAGATATACCGGACCATATGTTATTTAGATTCATACGCCGAACTTGTTCGGAAATAATAGTGGGTGTAAACTTTACATCCCTGATATTTTTGGATACACATAGAAAGTTTGCTTGTAACATTTTAATATTTTTTTCATTTATACGAACGTTCACGGGTACCCCTGAATTGAAAACGGCTATTTCTCCTGTATCCGATTTACGTATAGCTATATTACACTCTTTTATATGATCCGGTGGTTGTGTTGCCCATTTTACAAGTTCTTTCGAATAGTGAAACTCGAAAAATTCGTCGCGGATATAGTTTTCTTTAAGAAATTCGTATAGTTCATCTATAGTACACGAACTCCATTCGTACCCTTCGGGTAACGGGTTTTTTTCGTACCTAAGTTTTCTGGATGAATCTATTTCACCATCTTTTTCAAAAACAACTTTATCTTGAGGAACGGGTTGTTTATTCCAAAACTCGTGCATTATACTATTTAAAATAAAAGGCTTAAAGTTTTTAAGCTTGTGTTGTATATAATAATGTCTCTCGAACAAGATTATACTACCGTACCCGGTCAACTTTACGCGTGTCTTTCTGTCGTTGGTCCAGAAGCACCACAAAAAAACGATAAGTTTGGCATCAAGATTAGAGGCACCTTTTCTACCCGTGACGAAGCAGCTTCACACGCAAAGCGTCTTCAAAAAGAAGATGCGACGTTCGATATTTACGTGGTGGATATGTATAAATGGTTGTTAATTCCACCAGACCCGACAAAAATTGAGGACGTTCACTATACGAACGAAAAGCTCGAGGAACTCATGACGGGATACAAAGAAAATCAAGCTTTGGCCGCAAAGATGTTTTCCGAACGTAAACGTGATATGATTGAAAATGGAACCAATGCGTTCATTAAACCGGGTGATGAAAACTCGAAGTATTATACGAAACCGGATGAACCACCGATTAGTCACCCAGCTGAAGTTCTCGAACGTCTTCAAAAAGAGAAACCAGATGCTCCTATGGAAGAACTCGTCAAGGAAGCGGATGCAATTGTTGCCGAAGAAATTGAAGAAAGGAGGAAAAAACGTGAAGCCGAAGCCGAAGCCGAAGCCGAAGCGTCTACGGAAGCTCAGGATACGAAAGGTGAAGGTGAAGTTGAGGAAGGTGAAGAAGTAGAATCTAAATAATTAATTTTGTTATGTAAATGTAAGTATGTTGAGTATTATATTGAATATAATCACCATAATTATTGTAGTAGCTATGTTTGGTTTATTTTTACGATTGTATGAAGATCGAAAAAGTAAATCTGGAACAGAAAATGTACGTGCATCTGATGTTGCACAGGATATACTAAAAGACCCACTCGTCGTGAGTCGTGCGTATTTTACTGAACCTAAACTTGGTCCAATAGGCGATTTTGAGGGACAACAAACGTCGTCCGAATACTTGTGGATTAAAGGTAAACCTATCCAGGTCTAAGAATGACTGGTTGCATAGTTTTACCCATAAAAAATCCTAAAATAAACGAAACAAAAATGATAATATATGCCGTTTTATCTAAATTTGAAAAAATGTCTTCTTTTTGTGGTATTTGGTGTTGTGGTTCATAGTAGGTTTGTGGAGGTGGAAAATAATACGGTTCGTTATTTTCCATTTCCGTTTCTTTCAATTCAATATCGTTATTTTCTTTGCGTGTAAATTCATCTGGATTATATTCGATGGGTGTACCAACTTCAGCTTCCATTTATAAAATGTGAACCTATTTTTTTAAGCTTATTATTACTCATCTTCATCTTCATCGTCATCAACAACAAATCCTTTCAAGTTACCATTTTCATCCATGTCACTATCGTCATCTTCAAAATCGTCCTCATCGTCCGTTTCGAGAAGATCGATATCGTCTTCACTATCAATATCTGATTCCGTTTCATAATCATCGTCGGAATAGTCATCTTCTGGTAAATCTTCAAGTGGATCTAAACGTTCAGGAACTTTAGAAATTCTCCCCGAACGCGTGCGTGTGCTAATAACTGTCTTTGTCATTTTATAAAATAAAGTACGTTTATTCTTTTAAATACATTACGCGCTATTAAGTTTTTCATTTATTAAAACGAGTTCGAATTCGGCGTTTATTTGGTTGGCTAATACATCTATTTCTTCTATAACGCTTGTATCACTCGAAACGGTGTATAATGCAAGTTCGCGTAAATTTTTAAGTGCGCGATCGAGTAATTTTTCTGAAATTTCAACGTGTGATTTATATTCTATAGCCATGTTCATATTTGCCAAGAATTCCCTGTATAAAACTTCGTTTAATCCCGAATAAGGAAGGGTTTTACGAATAAGTTCGATTATATGATCCGTTCCTGTATCTTTTTTAATTAAAGAAGATGCTAAGTACACCATAACAATGACTAAAAGTACGGCTAACATTCTATAAAGTACGTACAATTTTATCTGTGAGAATATGTGCGCGACATTTACATTTACACATTTGTTGTATTTGGTTTTTAAGTATACTGAAAAAAATTGTTTCTTTACATGTATCACACGTTTCTTTCGTAGTCACTGTATATTTTTTAAAACCTTCACGTTTGAGTGTTTCTATTGAAAAAGTTTCTTTTTTAATGATATGTTTCTTTATAAACTTTTCGAGTAAGTCCTGTTCTAGTTCTGTGACAATTTTCTTTTTCGAAACGTACGTTTCAACTTTACCATCTTCATAAAGTATATCGGTTATCTTTTTGGGTAACTGGTGTTTCCTTCCTGAAAAATCTTTGCAAAATCCATAAAA